TACCTGGACTCCAGTTGACTTAGCTGCATAAATGTATTAATTTAATTAAATAGGAGCAAATAATGGCATCAAGTTTTTCTACAGACCTCAAACTAGAGTTAATGGTAACCGGAGAAAATGCTGGTACTTGGGGTGATAAAACAAATACAAATTTAAATTTAGTACAACAAGCAATTGCTGGTTTTCAATCTATATCTATAGCAGGTGGGGCTCAAACTACAGCTCTTACAATGGATAACGCTGCATTGTCTAATGCAAGAAATGCCGTTGTAAAATTAACGGGAACAATTACAGGAAATCAAATTGTAACAGTTCCAACAGGCATTGAAAAAACTTACATTGTTCAAAACGGAACGTCAGGTGCATTTACAGTAGAATTTAAACAAGCAGGCGGAACAGGAACAACTTTTTCAGCAACAGATAAAAGTATTAAAATAGTTTTTGCAGACGGAACAAATATAAACACAGTTGATTTAGATACATTATCTGGACAAATTGCTACAGCTCAATTAGAAGATCTTGCAGTTACATCTGGTAAACTTGCATCGTTTGCAGTCACTTCTGTTAGACTCGCATCGTTTGCAGTGACTTCAGCAAAACTTGCATCATTCGCAGTCACAACTTCTAGACTTGCAACAAACGCTGTCACAGCAATTAAAATTACACAATCAACAATTACACAAGCAAAACTTGCAGCTAACTCTGTAGGATCAAATCAATTAATTTCAACTGGTGTTGCTGCTGCATCTTATACAGCAGCTTCAATCACAGTTGATGCTGATGGTAGAATTACTGCTGCATCTTCTGGATCAGGGGGAGCTGGAATGGGAATACCTGTGTTAGGAGTGCAAGGACCCGCATCTGGAACTTATACAAAAAATAATGCTGCAAACAGGATTGGTGTTTATTTATATGCAGGAGGAGGAGGTGGTGGTTCTTCAGGATGTAACGCAACTTCAGGAGGAGCTGGTGGTTATGGTTTTTATAATTTTCCAACGACAAGTCCTTTTTCTCAACCTTATTCAGTAGGTGGTGGTGGAACTGGACAATATCCTGCTCCAAGAACTGGAAACGCTGGTGGTAATACAACTTTGACAAATGTTGGAACTGTGAATGGAGGGGCTGGCGGTCCAGCTAATGCTAATGGCGCTGCCGGTAATGCACCAGGAGCAGCTATTACTCCAAGTATTAGAACTCTTGTAGTAGGTTCAAATTTTGGTGGTAGTGGAAGTTATCCAGGTACTCCAGGTGGTGTTGGTGCTATAGCTATTTTTGAAAACACAGGTACTTAAAAATGTCTTATTTCATATTTCAAAATAATTCTGATAATATAGAGGGAGTTTTATATAAAATTGCTGAAAATCAATCTGATTTAAATAATTTAAACATTCCACAATCTGTTTATAAAATAATTGAAAGTTCTCAAGAAAATTTTAATGATGTAAAATTAGGAAAAAAAGATGTTGTTAAATATCAAGGAGAAAATATAATTTTTTCAAATGTATTAATTTATTCTATAACTCAAGAAAAGTTATTTTCCGTAGTTAACCAAAATAAATTAATAATAAATCAATTTTTAAATAATAATAAAAATCATCCTTTATTCAATAGTTGGCAGAACTATTATAATCAATTGAATAATTTAAATTTAAGTACAATTACATACCCTTTAAACAAATCATTGGAACAATATTTTGATGATTTGGGACAACCTTCATATAATATTTTACAACTTCCTTAAAACATGATACTTTTGTATCATGTTTGATAAAGAAATAGAGTTTAGTGCTCATGAAAATTATTTTGAAATAAAAGAAGATTATCCAATTCCTGCTAAATTAAATATACCAGAGTGGTTTAAAAAACTAGAACATAATATTACAAATCTAACTGTTAAAGGATGTATGCCTTTTTTAGATTCATTAACTGCAGGTTATATTTTAAAGATGCCTCAGGATTTTCATATAAGGCATAATGTAGATACTAAAGACAAAGACGGAAAAAATATTAAAGATTCTTTTCAAACTTACGGACTTCATGATTATTCATCTATATTATTAGCAAAATTTTTAAATTTAAATTCTGGCTTAGACACACATTCATTAAAACAATTAGAAGGATCTCCTTTTATTAAAAAAAATAGTAATTTACCTTTTTATAAAATATTAAACCCTTGGAAAATAAAAACACCAAAAGGATATTCTTGTTTATTTGTATCTCCCTTAAATAATTCTGACGATAGATTTTCAATAATCTCTGGAATTGTAGATACGGATACATTTCCCAATGAAATAAATTTTCCTGTTGTTATTAATGCAGATAAATACCCTGTTTTAGAAGATGTAATTAAAAAAGGAACTCCCTATGTTCAAGTGATACCTTTTAAAAGGGAAAATTGGAAAATGAATGTAAAATCAAGGAATCAAAAAGAAATTATAAATTCGAGGATTTTTTATGCATTAAAAATATTAAATAATTACAAAGAAAAATACTGGAGTAAAAAATCATGGAAATAAAAAATTTTATTAAAATTTATGATGAGGTTTTACCATGGAATGTTTTATCTAATTTAATAAAATATGCTAATATTTCTAATTTTTTAGAAACAAAAATAGGTGGAAATGAAGAAACAGCTATAGTAAATTTTAATATTAGAAAGACTTATACTTTACCGTTGTCTAATTTATCAAACTCTTTATCAAATGTGCATTGGTTTAATTTACTTCAATTTTATTTTGATATGGGTCTTAAAAAATATTCGTTTGATTCAAAAATTATAGATTTTAGTTATAAAAATATTTTTGATATAGAAATTTTAAAATATGAAAACACTGGTTTTTATACTTGGCACACAGATCACTGTTCAGATATACCTAGAACAATGAGTTGTATACTTTTATTAAATAATGACTACGAAGGAGGAAATTTATGTTTTAGAAATCCAGATGGATCAGAAGAATGGCAAGTAGAAGTTAAACCAAATAGAATGATACTTTGGCCAAGTAATTTTTTATATCCTCACACAGTTAAACCAGTGACGAAAGGAAAAAGGTATTCAGTTGTAGCATGGGCAATATAAAAGACTTTAAATACAAATTAATTAAAAATTTTTTAACTTATGATGAAGTTAAATTATTAAATGATTATTGCAGAATAAGACATAGGTCTAATTTTAATTCTTTTGATTTTGTTCAAAATAATAATGGAGATACTCATTTTTATGGAGATCCACTAATGGAATCATTAATGATCAATAAGTTAAAATTAATGGAAAAAGAAACTGGTTTAGAATTATTACCAACTTATGCTTTTTGGAGAATGTACACAGTTAATGCAGATTTAGAAAAACATAAAGATAGGTCTTCTTGTGAAGTTAGTGTAACTGTTGCAATAAGTTCTGATGGAACACCGTGGCCTATATATATGGACGGGAATGAAATTAATATGGAGCCAGGAGATGCTGCAGTGTATTTAGGATGTGAAATAGAGCATTGGAGAGAGAAATTTAAAGGTGATTGGCATGCACAAACTTTTCTACACTATGTAGATAAAAATGGACCTAATAAAGAATGGTTTAAAGATAAAAGATTAATGTATGGAGTTAAAAAATGAAGTTTAAACAATATAAAAATGGTTCTTGTGATATAGAATTTTCTTTAAAAGAAAGATGGCTAATTTTAAAAAAAGGCAAAATTCATTTATCCGACGAAGCTTTGAAACATTTTGGAAACACTTTAGTAAAAATAGTTTTTGATTGGCAAATTAAATTTAATGAAGAAGTTGCAAATAAACAAACAAAACCCCAAGATAAAATAGAAACAAATTAAATTTAATGAAAGTTTTAGCTTTAAATTTAAGTCACAATGCATCTTGTGCAGTTGTTGAAAATGGTGAAATAATTTTTTCAATTGAAGAAGAAAGACTATCAAAAATAAAAAGAGATCACGAAATAAAAAAAATTTGTGAACTCTTAAAAGATAATTTTTACGATTTTATTTATTATACTTCTTTTAATATTAATAATGACAATAAACAGTTTTATAATAATTATGTATTGAATTTATTAAAAAAAAATAAAATAACGTTTAAAGAATTAATTGAATATCCACATCATCATAATACTCATGCTTTTTCAGCTTTTTATAATTCAGGTTTTAATGAAGCAATTGTATTGGTTGTAGATAATGGTGGTGTTTCTATTAAAATAAAAGAAACAGAAATAGGAAGTGAAATTTTAAGTATAATTAAATTAAATTACAATAAGGAACCAGAAACACTTTTTAAAATTTGTAGAAATGAAATTGGAAAAACTTTTAATTTTAATAATTGTTTTTTTTCTGTTGATACACTTAGCATAGCTGGAGTTTATGAGTATTTTATAAAAATTCTTAACTTAAGTGAACCTGGTTCAATTATGGGATATAGTTCTTATGGTAAAAGTAAATTTACTACTAAATTATTTACAATAGAAAACAATTGTTTTAAATCAAATCAATACACTTTAAATGAATTGGTGTATTTTAAAGATGAAATAGAAACTGTTTGTGCACATATTCAAAACGAGTGCACTGAAATTGTTTATTATTATTTAAATTTAATTAAACAAAATTATCCTAATATACCTATTTGTGTATCTGGTGGTTTTTTTCAAAATTGCGTAGCAAATTATAATTTTTTAAAAAAAGGAATTGATATTTTTGTAGATCCTATTTCACATGATGGAGGTACTTCTTTAGGTTTAGCACAATACGCATATTTAAAACATTCAAACAATGAAAAAATAATAAAATATAAAAATTTATATTTAGGACCTAAAATAAAATATGAAGAATTTACAAAAGTTACAGGTAAGAATTTTTCTTTAAATGAAGAAAAAAAATCTTTAAAAGAAGTTGCTTTATTATTAAAAAATAAAAAATCAATTGGAATTTTTCAAGGTTCTTCAGAAATAGGTCCAAGAGCCTTAGGTAATAGATCATTACTTTTTAATCCTTCTGATTTTTTTGCAAAAGAAAAAATTAATCTTATTAAAAAAAGAGAATGGTATAGACCCTATGCAGGAACAGTTTTAGATGAATATAAAAATGAATGGTTTGATTTATCTTTAAAAGAAAATACGGATTTTATGTCTTATGCTGTTGATGTAAAAAAAGAAAAAATTAATATTATCCCTGGTATTTGTCATGTAGATAATACATGTAGAATTCAAACATTAAAACAAATAGATAACCCATTATTTTATAATCTAATAAAAGAATTTTTTTTGTTAACGGGTATTCCTATTGTGGGAAACACTTCTTTAAATTTATCAGGTAAACCATTGGTTGAAAATTTAGATGATTTAATGCAATTTTTATTTGGTAGTGGTGTGGACTATGTTTATCTTCCAGAACAAGAAATTTTATATTCTAAACAACAATTAAAGTTTTCATAAAAATGAATTCCGATATACATAAAATTTTAAATTTTTCTTGTCCAATATTTTTAGAACAAAAAAATGAATGGTTAGAGCAATTAAATTTTTATTGTAATCCTTACATAGAATTTGAAAAAAATAAAAATAAAGAAGATTTTGGAATTACTCATCATTCTAAATCTCTATGTGATGATATACATTTTGAAGAATTTAAAAATTATATAAAAAGTAAGAGTTATAATATTTTAAATGATATGGGATATGATTTGAGTAATTATAATTTATATTTTACTGAATTATGGGTACAAGAATTTGGTAAAGAAGGGGGTGGTCATCACGAAGGGCATATACATTATGATAACCATATATCTGGATTTTACTTTTTAAAATGCTCTGATAAAACATCTTATCCAGTTTTTCATGACCCAAGAATAGCTAAGGTTATGTCACAACTTCCTTTAAAAAATGAAAATGAAATAACACCAGCAAGTGATAAAATACATTTAAAACCAGTACCTGGAACCCTAGTATTTTTTCCTGCTTATTTAGAACATCAATTTGTATTAGATTATGGTATAGAACCTTTTAGATTTATACATTTTAATCTACAAGCAGTTAGAAAAATAATTATTGATTCTATTAATAAGTAACTCTATATTTCAACTTAATCAAATATAAGGTATAATGATTAATGCCTTTAAAAAAAATACCCGTAGCTCCAGGCTTTGATAAACAAGATACAGCATCCCAAGCAGAAGGTCGCTGGATTGATGGAGATAATGTACGTTTTCGTTATGGAAACCCTCAAAAGATAGGCGGTTGGGAGCAGTTATTATCAAGTACACTAGTAGGTGCTGCACGAAATCAATGGATATGGGCAGATCTTAAAGGTAATCGTTATTCAGCAATTGGTACTAATAAAATATTAGTCATTTATTTTGAAGGTGCGTTTTACGACATCACACCTGTTGATGCTGTTCTGACAAGTTGTACATTCAATACCTTAAGTGGCTCTACATCGTTAACTGTTAATAAAGCAGGGCATGGTTTAACTGTTGGAAGAATTGTTAAATTTACTGCATTAACACCTCCGACAGGAACAACCGCAGGAGACTTTACAAATTTATTTGAGGTTATAACAACACCTTCATCAAGCACTTTTACAGTCACTTTACCAACAGCAGCATCTTCAACAAATAATGCTTCCGGTTCTGCCTCTTGTACACCTTACTTTGATTTTGGTCCATTTGGACAAACTTATGGATATGGTTATGGTACATTTAACTGGGGTGGATTTAGTTCAACAGTTACTCAAACTGCGATTAATGCAATGGGGGGAATAAATAATTCAACTGGAACTATTACAGTAGATTCAACTACAGGATTTCCTGCATCAGGAACTATCCTAATAGATTCAGAATTAATTACTTACGCTAGTCTAAGCGGAACTCAATTCTTAAGTTGCGGTAGAGGAGCCGAAGGCACAGCTGCAGCCTCTCACGCAGACAATGCAATAGTTTATGATGCTGCTACTTATGTTGGTTGGGGTGAAGCATCTTCAGTTCAAACATCGATTAGGTTAGATCCAGCAAACTGGTCATTAGATAACTTTGGACAAATATTAGTAGCAACAATGCATAATGGCCCTACATTTACTTGGGATCCAGATTCAGGACTTACTACAAGAGCAGTAATCAATGCCTCAATGCCTCAAAGATCTGTTATGACTATAGTATCAGACAGAGATCGTCATCTTGTTCATCTAGGTACTACAACGACTGTAGGTGGAGCAGTTCAAGATAAAATGTTAATTAGATTTTCAGATCAAGAAGACTTTGAAGTTTATGCACCAACATCAACAAACACAGCTGGTACATTTAGATTAGATGCCGGTACTAAAATTGTAGGAGCTGTTAGAGCAAAGGATTATATTCTTATTCTTACAGATGATGCTGCTTATTCAATGCAGTTTGTAGGTCCTCCATTTACTTTCAGTATTAGAAAGGTTGGATCTAATTGTGGTTGTTTAGGTCAACATGCAATAGTATTTGCACAGGGTATTGTTTTCTGGATGGGTGATTCTGGAGGATTCTTTGCATTTGATGGTACGGTTGTATCTATGCCAAGTTTAGTTGAAGATTTTGTATTTACAACAGGCGGCGATAACTTAGGCATAAACTACGATCAAGACGAAACAGTTTTTGCAAGTCATAATAGTTTATTTCAAGAAATAAATTGGTTTTACACAAAGGCTAACTCAACATTAATAGATAGAGTAGTCACTTACAATTATGGTGATAAAGTTTGGACAACAGGATCACTTGCTAGAACAACTTGGGCGGATGCATCTGTTTATGACAAGCCATATGCAACAGAATACGTCGCGGCAGCCACGCCAACATTCCCTGTAGTAAATGGAGTATCATTAGGAGCTTCTATATTTTATGAACATGAAAAGGGTGTAAATGAAGTAGATTCAGCAGGTGCTGAAACAGCAATACCAGCATTTATTAGATCAGGTGATTTTGATTTAGATTTAGATGGAGATGGTGAATACTTCTTAAAGATAAATAGATTTATACCTGATTTTAAAAACCTTGAAGGTAATTGTAAAGTAACTTTGTTTTTAAGAAATTATCCTGCAGATACAACAACTTTAAAAGGTCAAACTACAATTGGTCCATTTACTGTTGATTCAAGCACAGATAAAATAGATACGCGCGGGCGCGCGAGACTAGCAAGTATTAAAATAGAAAATGACGGTGTAGATGAAAACTGGAGATATGGAATATTTAGAGTGGACATACAACCAGACGGTAGAAGATAATGGCTAAGATAGATTTTTATATACCAGAGCCATCAGAAGTGTATAATAAAGATACACAAAGACAAATTATACAAGCAATAGACACTGCTAAAACACAATTGAATACATCTTATCAAGAAGAATTAAAACAAGAAGTAGAAAGGTTTACTTGGTTTAATGGCTAATATTTATAAAAATGCAAAAGTAGATTTAACAACTACAGATATTACTTCACTTTACTCTTGTCCTTCAAATTCAAGAGCAATAATAAAATCAATTTTAGTATGTAATGACAGTGCGGATGTTAGTACTATAACAGTTACAATTACAGACTCAACTACAGCTGTTTTTGTTTTATTTAATACAAATAGTATAAGTCCAGGCATAACAAGTGAATTATTGAATAATCCCCTAGTTATTCAAGAAAGTGAAATATTAAAAGTTACTGCTGGTAATTCTAATAGACTTCATGTAATAGCCTCTTTATTGGAGATAAATAGATCAGATCAAAATGGCTAGAAAAGTACAATCAGGACACGGGACTTTTATTAAACGTACCAATAAGAAAAGACCGGGTAGGCATAGTAAAAGACCTAATAAAAGAAAAGATAAAAAAGAATATAAAGGACAAGGAAGAAAATGATGTTTTATATTTGGCATACATTAATAGTATTATTATTTATAGCTTTTTCATTTTATTTAGGTTATAGATATGGTAAGAAAACTAAAGAATACAAAATTACATACACTGAAGAAAAAGTAAAAAGTAAATGTCCAATGGGATTTAATTGATATGGATGAAGAAATAATAATATCGGATCAATATATTAAAGAGTATGTAACTATAGATGGTAAACAAGTACCTGTTATAAAGTGCCCTACAAAAATTACACATAGAAACAAAGTAACTGGTGAAGTTTATGCATCGGCAGCTGAAGCAAATGCTGATGTAGCAAATCCAAGTACACCAACAAAACAAGAAGATATTGCACAAGATGTTGCAGTAACTGTTGCACATTTATCATTATTTGGTAAGACTAAGTAATGGAACCCAGAGGTGGCACAGAACTTCAATTTGAGTTTTTAAGAAAATACGTTGATAAAAAACTATTAGATCAAGTACAGATCTGTACTTCTGTTCCAGGCAAAGTTCCATTAGATCCAAACAAAGTAAATATACTTTGGCAAAAGAATTCATACGATCAACCAAATTTAGCACCTTGGTTTAAAGACAAATCTAATCACAATAAATATGATTGGTATGTATTTAATTCACATTGGAACTATGAAAAATTTAGAATGGCTTTTGATATACCAACAGAGCGATGCACTGTAATTAAAAATGGTGTTGTAGATTTTAGACCACGTATGGGTAAATATATTAAAGGGGATCCTATTAAATTAATATTTCACCCAACTCCTTGGCGCGGTTTAAATGTTATTTTACTTGCAATGCAGATGATTAAAAACCCACTTATTACATTAGATGTTTATTCCTCTACTAAAGTTTATGGTAGTGGTTTTGAACAAGAAAATGATAGTGCTTATCAAAGTCTTTATGACCAAGCACGAGACTTACCCAATGTAAATTACATTGGTTATAAACCACATGAATATATTTTAGAAAACATTCATAAGTATCATATCTTTGCATATCCAAGTATTTGGGAAGAAACATTTTGTATATCAGCATTGGAAGCAATGGGCGCAGGTTTGTATACAATAACAACTGATCTAGGTGCTTTGTTTGAAACTTGTTCTGAATTTCCAATATATATTCCTTATGAAAAAGATTACATGAAATTAGCTGAAGCATTTGCAGCAACCATTGAAACAGCAGCTGAACATTTACATGAAGATCATATTCACGAACATCTATTGATGCAGAAAAGATTTGTTAAGTATTTTTATAATTGGGACAAACAAGGTAATCAATGGACACAGTTTTTAACCGGAGCTATCAATGCAAGACTCAAGTAAACCGTTATGGGCGAAGCCACGTCAATTAAAAATTGAACCTGCTAGTTTTTCTATATTTGTAGCAACTCCAGTACATAGTGATTGTTCAATTCATTACACACAATCTTTATTAGAGTTTCAAAGATATTGTTATGAGAAAAAAATTGGAGTAACTTTTCAGTTATTTAAATCATCTTTGGTAACACAGGGGAGAAATTTATCTGTAGGTGGTTTTATGGAATCAAAACATACTCATCTATTGTTTATTGACTCTGATATAGACTTTGAAGCTAAATCAATACAAGCAATGGTAGATAAAAATAAAGATGTTATATCTGTTCCTTATCCAATGAAAACTTTTAATTGGGATAAAATGTTTGCTAATTTCAAAGATGGTAAAATAAAAAATTCAATAGAACTAGCTATGAATGGTAATACTTATCCTATGAGATTACCCAATGAAGATAATTTTAAAATAGAAAATGGTTGTATAGAAGTAAGTCATTCACCAACAGGATGTATGTTAATTAAACGATCAGTTATAGAGAAGATGATTGAAAAATATCCTGAGATGAGAATAAGCCAGCCAACAATTATTAATGGTAAACCAGTAGAAAAACCTTTTTTATATAACTTTTTTGACACTATGTTTAACCCAGTAGATCATACATATATGGGTGAAGATTTTGCATTTTGTAAACGTTGGAAAGACATAGGTGGTAAATGCCATGCTATAATAGATCAATTAATAACCCATGTAGGAGAGCATCAATATAGTGGGAGATTTGCAGATGAATTGATTAAATTACCTGAAAATGATATAAAATTATAAAAATAGGAGCTCTCTTATATGGTACCAGCATTTGTATTACCTTTCCTTATTAACTTTGGTGTTAACAAAGCTATGGGTATGTCTACAGGTAAAGCTTTAGGATTAGCTGGAGTACAAGCTTTTGCTGGACCAGCAGCGGGAGCAGGTGGAACTTTTGCACCAGGTACAAGTGAATTCGCTGGAGCAGCTGCTCAAGGAGGTGGTATTGGTGGTTTTTTATCCTCAGCATTATCTAGTCCAGCAGGATTTGGTGGTATTGATAAAAGTGCATTATTAATGGAAGGTGGTAAAACATTACTTTCAGCACAATTAGATAAACGTTATGGAATTAATCCAATGCTAACTTATGGAGGAGTAACTGGACTTCAAGGTGGCTTGGGAGGATTAGGTGAAGGTGGAAAAGGTTTTACTGAAGGATTTAAAGGAGCATTTACAAATCCTGTAACAGGACAACCTGTGATGGCTCCATCGGTTCCTGGAAAAGAAACAGCGAGTGTATTAGGATTAGGATCAGAAAAAGGAATTACAGGATTAGGTACAGGCGCTGATATTGGTTTAGGTATAGCAGGAACTTCGTTATTAGCAGGAATGGGTGATAAAGGTGGAGAAGAGAAAAAAACTGAAGAAAAATTTAATGAAAATTATCCAAACGTAAAAGACACTGTAACAAATTTTAATATTATAGATCCAATAACTGGAACTAAATCTAAACTTGCTATTGGTGAAACACCTGAAGAAAGAT